CGCCACGAGATTATCGGCCCCATGGTCCGCAGCCTGTTCCTTCCCGAAGAGGGCGAGATGTGGGCATCAAACGACTTCTCCTCACAGGAGCCAAGGCTCTTGGTCCACTACGCTTCGCTCCTCGATTTACCCGGAGCCGAGAAGATGGTGGACGCCTATCAGAACGACCCCAACACCGATTTTCACCAGATGGTTGCCGACATGGCCGGCATTAAAAGGAAAGCTGCCAAGACCATTGGTCTGGGCCTGATGTACGGCATGGGCAAGAACAAACTGTCCGCGCAACTGGACCTGAACCTAGACGAAGCGTCAGAGCTTATCGACCAGTTCCACAGGAATGTCCCGTTCCTGAAAGGCACAGTGAACGCCGTCATGAAAAGGATCGAGCATCCCGCATCCAACGGATCCATCCGCACCCTTCTCGGACGCAAGTGCCGGTTCCCACTTTGGGAGCCGATGGAGTGGGGTGTCAATAAAGCGCTGCCTCGTGAGCAAGCCGTCATGGAATACGGCCAACGGATCAAGCGCGCAGGCACCTACAAGGGTTTGAACCGCCTCATCCAAGGGTCTGCAGCCGACCAGACAAAGGCAGCAATGGTTGCATTAGCTCGGGAGGGGATCATGCCCATGCTGCAGGTTCACGATGAACTGGCATTGAGCGTCAAGACAAGAGAAGAAGCTGAGCGTGCAGCAGAAATTATGGCAACGTGCGTGAATATGCAAGTCCCCAGTCGGTGCGACGTGGAAGTCGGACCGAGCTGGGGAGAAGCAAAGTAACTATGCGGTCTCAACCTCTTTGAGGTTGACCCAACAGGGCTTGACATAGGTCAGCCTGTTTTCTGCCAACTTGCGCATGTGGCCTTTGCGGTAATGCGCGCAAGGTGATCCATGTGCAAAATCACCACGCTGAAGCGCTTCAATTGCCGCGTCCCGCTCACCGACGCCTACCTTAAGACTGTGGAGCAGCCGAAGCTTGTGCATCATCCTAATACCCGCCATTCCTCCAGCAATGGCATTTAATCCCAGAGGGGTCAGCGTGAACCGCTGCACCGCATCCTCTTCCATCTCATAAACCTCCTTCAAGGTTTCTGCCGAACCGCAGAGTTGGATCACAGGATGCATATTGATCTTTTCTTGCAGCAAAAAATGCCACACCGAATGGAACAGGAAGCCTGTGTTGTTGCGGGCCTTGTCACCATGCTCCGCGAACCGCGTCATAAACCCACGCTTTGTGATTCCAATGTAGCCGCGTCTCAACGGCTCACTTGTCTCATCCGTGAACCTGTCGTCCCTGTCATTGATCTTGAACCGGATGTGATAAATCGCATACTTCTGAATGGGCTGCTTGTCGTAGGCCAAGTGCAAGGGGATGTCAACGCGCATGGCAATGTTTTCACTTATGTCAATTACAGCATCTTCAATTAAAGGCGGACTAGACAAAGCACATACCATCAGCCGTGAACTGCCGTCGCCATCTCTGATGATTGGCTCAATTAATTGCAGAAACTTAGGCTGCTGCGTTGCCCTGTCCATCCAAAACACAACGCGGACGTGGATACCCTCTTTGGCATCCACGCCCAATGGATGCGCCTTGGCTTGCTCCAAGGCGCTTTGAACCTTTTTGCATAATTGCTTGTTTAAAAAGCAATACTCAAGGTTTTTCCACTTCACCTGATACGCCCATTCAAGCGGTCCGCTACCAACTGGGCGTAGCCGGCAATATCTAGCCAGTGGTCAACCACATCAGGATTGCCATTGATGATGCGGCCAATCTTGTGAATGATCATGTCCAATGACTCCGCCTGATCATGTGCCAACGTCTTGTCACGATTGTTCAAGGCATTCTGTACAACACGTTTCAACATCTGCATGACTTCAGCGCCCTCGATGAACTTGCCGTAGTCCACGGCCCGAGCGTCAAGGGTTGCGTCTACTTCAGGCATTGGCGGCATTTCAGGCGGCTGCCACGGATCGTCGTACATCTCAATGGGCAGTACAGGGGCAAGCGATGCTAACTGTTGCGACTTTGGTGGGAACACAAAACCATCCTTCTTCATCATGCTGCGCAAGACGTAGATATATTGTTTCTTTGTGTTAAACCGCGCTGCTACTTCATTTGGTGCTGCAGCAGGATTACTCTCCATAAATCTGCGGGCGCGAACGCCTATTCCAGATGAACTGAGTTTGTTTTTACGTTTAGTTGCTTTCATTTTGGACTTTCTTGGTTGTTAAAAATTTCATAATATTTCTTAGGCATTGGTGCCTTCTTATCTAACAGGGCGCGCAGCCACTCCGCGCCACCCAACTGGTTGAGGATCATCCACTGTCTATCAGACATCCTCACTTGTCTTCCGATCAGTGGCTCGGGTGGTTTTGGTCTTGGCATGTTCTAATAAATTCCCTGTCGTTACTCGTTTGGTCCAACAGCAAGCGCATATCCACCTTGCTGCACTCATTTGTATTCCACCTTCCGGTGGCCGTTTCTCTTCGCATTTATTACAAAGTTGTAATTGATGCACATGTTGCTTGCTACCAAGCTGCAGGTGATTACTAACAAAGCTCACGTTTTCATATTCCTTATGTAGACAGCGAAACTGCCTGTTGTGTCTGGGCCAAAAGCTTTCATCCTCTCAATTTCCTTGGCTACCTCTTCCAATGTGTCATTGCGGATCTTTTCAATGATCTCATTCCTGTCTAGCTGCGCTTCGACCATCTGGCGCTTACGCCAACCCATGGCCCGTTCAAAGAAACTTAGATCTTTCATGTATTGCGCTCCTTTAATTTGTACACTTCAGAAAACCATTTCCATCTACGTTTCTTGGCAATAGAAATAAGAGCTTCCTTGGCATAGGTTTCAAGTGGTATGCCCAACTTGCGCGCTAAAGCCACTTCAGTCGCATCAATCGTCATCTTGCCTACCTTGTTTTGGCCCCTTACCTTTCTAACCCTCATCTGTCTTCTCCTTAAGCTTGTCGTTTGCCAGTTCCATCATGCGTCGGTAGATTTCAGGATCTTTCTCTTTAAGCCGCCCCAAAAACAGCGGCAGCCATGTTTCATCTGTCGGCAGATTGCGCATCAACTCACCTAGTTCTTTATATGTGGTCATGATTGCTCCAATTGTGGTTGCGGTAATTTGTCAATGAATGCCTGACCAAACTGGACGCTGTAGTTGTCCTCAATAAGAACATCATCAAGCATCGCTTCTTCCATGCTGCCGTGGCAATACACACGAAAACGTTTGGCCCCATATGCAATGTCATACATGGATTCCATGCGCTCAACAGGTTTGTTGCACACCGCGCACGTTGGTACGTTGTGCAATACCAGTTCGTATTTGTTGGCAGTAGATAGATTCATGCCTTTTCCTCCGCCAAATTTACACAAGCACCGAGCCATGCCATGCCACAAATCACAGCAATAGGCCAATACAGCCACGCAGGCAGGAATTCAACTGCCGCTGAAATAACAAATGGCAAAGTGAGGATGTGTAGATATGCTCTTTGTTTCTTGGTCATGCCTGCCCCCTTGCTCGGATGGCCTTAGCAAGGGTTTCTGTACCACCATGCCAATCGCTCCAAGCTTCCACTACCTTGGCACACGCCTCACGCTCATGTTCTGCTACCAGTTTGGCAAAGTCATCTAATTCAACACAAATATCAAATGACTCCATGCCCACTTCTTTTGCCATGCGAACAATGTCTTCTCTGGTCATTTCTTCTCCTCTATTTCAACTGGACCATTGAACAGGGCCATGCCTAACTGTCCAAGCATCACGGCCTTCAATCGCTCCCTATCTTCTTCAGGGAACTCAGCCGCAACGTCATCCATGATCTTCAGAACATCTTCTGCCATTTTTTGTGGTGTGATGATGGTCATGCTTGCTCCTCAAACTCGTCCTTTATCTTTTGACGATTGATCATGGCCTGCATGGGATCGGTGTCCCCCATCAGCACATCAAGCAGCAGGCGATCTATTGCCTTCAATTGCTTTTCCAATGCCGCGTTCTTGGTAACAAACTCTCCACAAGCGGCAACATATGGCCGCAGCAGTTCCAATTCCCTTTGTTCAGTCATAGCTATCTCCTGCCTTTAAGTCTTCAAAATAAGTCGCAGCATCCATCTGCACCTGAAAAATCACATCCGGATGCAAAACCCCGCTCAAGTCCACAGTACTGTTAGGCAAGAACACCGAAACAAGAGTCCATACCTCAGGGTAGTCCGGCTCCAACTTCATCCCCGACATCGGCTCAATCGAGCCAATCTCCTCGGGCTCATACTCAAACAAACATCTGAGCCGTAAACCCAACTCATCACACTCATACAAAAACTCATACTGATTGCTCATCTGTTACCCCACAGTCAAAATTATTAGAAAACCCAC